ATTGGGATATACCGGTAGTGCAGGCGCAGCAAGTACTGCAACTGGCGTATTGGGATATACCGGTAGTGCAGGCGCAGCAAGTACTGCAACTGGCGTATTGGGATATACCGGTAGTGCAGGCGCAGCAAGTACTGCAACTGGCGTATTGGGATATACCGGTAGTCAAGGTGCTCAAGGTTATTGGGGTAGTGCAGGTAGTTTTCCAACTAGCACTAGTAATGCTTTAACTATTACAAATGCCAGTGCTTCTACAAGTACCACAGGCGGCGCCCTAGCTGTGACTGGAGGTGTTGGTGTTCAAGGCGGACTAGTTGTTAATTTAATTGCACGAGGTAGCAATGCACCAACTATTGCTAGTACCGGTACAATTAGTCCAACTTATGCCATAACATTTGTATCCGGTAGTACAACAATTAATACAATTGTTGCTCCTAGCCCAATATCGTATTCCAGCGGTCAACTTACGTTAATACCAACGGGCCTGTGGACTATTAGTACTAGTGGAAATGTTGCATTGGCCTCTACTGCGGTAATCAGTAAAGCATTAATTATGACGTTTGACGGAGGAACCAATAAATGGTATCCATCATACTAAATCAGTTTTATAAATATAACAGATACCACAATATAAATAGAAGGCCGCAGAACCCAATATGGCAACATTACCAGCAACAGGATCACAAATATCATTTGGACAAGTTAATCAAGCATTTACTAACTATGTTCCAAATTCTGCCGGGTTAGGCCCGTCTCCTGCAGGTGGTAAAGACATAAGATTAAGTGCTTCATTAGGATATAATTTTGGTGCAAAGAGCACAGGAACATCAATTTCGATATCAGCTACATTCGGCGGCAAAACAACTCCGTATGGATACTAATAATGAAAATAACACAAATTGATAACGTATTATCTAAACTAAAAACAGTTAGCAAATGGGAACTAGACTCGGTTGTATACTACGACAGAACTTCAAATCTCAAAACATTATCTAATTTTCTAATTAGAATACAATCATTACAAATAATCAAAAGAACTCCGAGCGAGCAAGAAGAATTAGGATATTTGTTAGAACTTCTTGAAGATTTAGATGAAGATGAATGTTTAGAATTATCGGATAGCACCGACGAAGACCATAGAATTTCATTTATTGAAAATTTAGCTAGAATAAGTGCTATTGAAATTTTAACTGGAGAAAAAATAAGTTTTGAGACTATGAATACCGCTTGCAAACTTAGCCCGAGTGACTTTATACTATGTGCAAAACGTACCCAAGATTTAATCAATGCGATTCACGGATTGGTAATTAAAGGCGAAACCCTTAGTAGAGATGTCGCAGGCACATGAAAAACAAATCAGTATTTTCTTCCAGTAGTTGGTCAACAAAGAAAAGCAAATTAGCTGTGTTAATTCCCTGCAGAGATACGTTACATTCTGCACATGCTCTAGCATTAACTGAACTCGTTAAATTTAATACCATGAACAACATAGACACCCATGTGTTTATGGATGCCAGCACAATTTTGTTAACCCAACGAGAAAGATTGGCAACTCAAGCAGTAGAATTAAATGCTGATTATATGCTTTGGTTAGATAGTGATATGGTATTTCCTGCAACCACAGCAGCTAGATTGCTAGCACATAACAAACCTATAGTTGCGGGCAATTATGTCCGTAGGCAAAAGCCGTATAAGGGTGTAGCGTACGAAAAAATAGGTGCTTGGGAAAACCCATTATCATTTGATGTACAGGATGAATTAGTTCCAGTTGCTGGTGTAGGTATGGGATGTTTTTTAATTAAAACAGATATATTTAAAGAATTAAGCAAACCATGGTTTGACTTCCAATGGACGCCTTCTTCGAATGATTTTTTAGGCGAAGACATGTATCTTTGTCAAAAAATAACAGCAGCAGGATATTCAATCAAAATAGATACTATGATAAGCCAAGAATTGCATCACCTTGGAACATTTGCATTTAATACAGATGTATTAAATTAAATCTAATAAAATTTCTAATTTAGCTTTAATAATTTTATTAGACAAAGATGACTTTACACCTTGATGTAACGGTTTAGGGTAAGAGTCATAATTACACCATGCATACCCTGAATGTTCTTCATTTAATGTTGGAATAAATTCACGATCTATTAATAATACATATGTATTGTATTGAAAATTTTGATCGTTACTAACAAATAACTCTAATGGAATTATTTTTTTAATAGTAGGCGTTTTACCTACTTCTTCATGTATTTCCCTAGTTAATGCATCGTATGGTGTAATATCATTGGGTTCTTTTCTTCCACCAACAAATCCCCATGTTCCTGCAGTTTTACCTTGTGTACGTAACAAAAACAAAAATCTGCCAGTTTCTTTTGCGAGAAATAATCCTCCACTACACACAATTTGATTTAAAGAAGCAATCGCCATAAACTTGCTGAATAAATTCCCTCATAACTTTTACTCCAGGAAGTTGTCCACTTGTATTGTGTTCCTGTATATGAGTTAGTTATATAAGTTATTGTCTTATTAGTGGTAGAATCGAGTATTACATTCCATTGAGACCCGTTCCATGCTATAATGTCATTTGCATGTGCTTGAAAATCAGATGTATCTGCATTCTTCCAGGCTTCTGGCCCGTCGTATCCAGCAGTACCATATAATGTATTAATATTGATATCTTCTAATATTAAATATCGGGTTCCAACTACTAAATTATGCGGTATATACGTCTCGGGATTGATAACTGCATCTACTGTACCTCTACCAGCTACTACAGTATTAGTAGGTACTGTATCTTGATCCATACTTAAAATCATTGATTTTTCATCGGTTGGATTTAGGCTAATATACGCAATAATATCATTACCTGCTGCTTGAGTAAATCTTAGTTGACTTAGTCCTGCTCTAAATTGTCCAGGATACATATCTAATATTGATGCCCATGCTGCTGAATTAGTCGGATTTCCTAGATCAAGCCCATCGTTTAAACCGTTAGCATGTATTAGTCGTGCTGTGTTATTAAGTACCAATAAGTCAAAATTTCCAGGTGTAACAGTAACGGTTGTATCTGGACTTATGTCAGCAAACATATCAGTTGCATCTTTATCACTATATTTTGAAGCAATTGTACCTTGTGCAGTTTGAGAAAATATATTAGAAATAATTTTTGTAATAATTCCTAATTTTTTAACTTTAGCTGGTGGCGTGATCCATATAGGTGCATGAAAATTTATTGTCATTATATCAATATCTTCCGCTGCACCCTGTGGTATGGTTCTACTAGTCCAAACTTGATTATCTAAAGTTATGCTACTTAAACTAGTCCAGTCAACATAATTATCGGTAGTTTGTATTTCAAAACTTGGATTAAAGAATACAACCAATTGCTCCCAAATTTGTAATTTTTGTTCAGTATTAGTTGACCATATATCTGCACAAAATGATATTTTATATGGGCTTGGCATTATACGTTCAATAGTATAATTATTTCCTTGGGTTGATAAGTATTCTTGAGTAGTTTCATCAAATGCTCTTTCTCTGATGTTTACTTTACTAATAAATGTAGGATCTTGCAGTCTAGTTAAGTCATATTGCAAATCTTTAATATAACATGCAATAAATGGCGCACTTGGTATGGTATTTTCGCTGTTCTTTTTAAGTAGTTGCCCAACTTGTCTAGTCATATCTCCGTATCGAACAGGTACACGAACCAACTGTCCCTTGGCATCTTTGTAAGCAAAGTTGCTTAAAATTTGAATAAACTGGGTCACGTATCTGCGTACTTGCCCATCATAAAAATAATCCGATTTAGTACAACGGTGTTAAACCGAAGCCTCCTTAAGTTGTTTACGAGCAAGTGCTCTCTCAGCCATTACTGATTTTCTTGCATTAGCAATTTCTGGTCCGTATATTTCTTCCCAAGTCATGCCTAATTTTTTACCCTTATTAGCAGAAGTTCCACCCTTATTTGGATGGGACTTTCCCTTCATAGGGCCGCCGTCTTTTCTTTTCCAGGTATCTGTTCCTTGGATTTTTCTTCTGGCATGTGCTGTTTTTTGAGCATCGCTCATTCTTTTTTTACTTTCTTCCGAATGCAATTTGTTGCCGCCGGCTTGTCTAATATTAAATCCATTATTAATAGAATCAAATTCTTCTACATATTTTTCTTCAAGAATATTTAATTCCTCTAAAGAATTAGCCTCTGCAATAACTTCAAATGAAAATGCATCTATTCCGTATTTTCTTATAGCATTATGAAAATGATATACTCTTGTTGTATATCGACTATCTGCAATGTGTTCTAATCGCCGTTGATTAGGGTTCTGTATTGTTTGACCTATATAGCATCTATTAGTCTCTAGATGAGTAAACTTATAAATGTACATATTAGTTATCTGCTTTAGGTTTTAATACCTGACTTAGTGCTTGGCGTTCTTGAACAACTTGACCACCTATAGTTGAAGTTGTTGTATTATTAACAAAACTTGCTTTTAATTTTCTACGTACTAATAATGGATCATTAGTTTGAGTTTCACCTAACGTACTAGTGGTCATCCTTACGTTATCTTCATATTTAATCCAATGTTTACCATCATATCTAAATAGTCTATTAGGTAAGTAATCTGTTCTTAAAAAGAATTGACCGTTTATAGCAGATAGTGGGAATGAAATGCCAAAACTATACGGTACACCATCCGGTGGAATGCCATCTCCTGTCAAATATCCAACATAATAATTTTTAGTAGGGCTTACTAACACAGCACTAGAATTAGTTAATGTAGAACTTATGTCAATTAAATCACTTGACACATCAGAAAGTTGGGACAATCCGCCTTCTGCTGTTGGTATTACATAAAATTGTCTGGTGTCGTACCCGCTAAGTTTTGCGTCTTCTCTTGCCTGTGCTATAACTTGATCATTAATGTCTATGTTCTGTTGATAAGTTGATAACAAATCTCGCAATGTGCTATTATCGCCTGCGCCACTATCACTATCAAGAATTTCTTTAAATTCTTGTGTATCAACTAATGGGCTGCATTTTGCACGAAGTAAATGTGGATACCATGTTTGACTATACCCGTTAGCCGGTCTAGTTACTTCGGATACAACATAAAATCTTTTTAATGCAACTAATGCATCTTCGTCCAAGGCATATTCGTCCTTTTGATGCGGAAGTTCAATAACATCACCGGCTACAATTTTTCTACCTATAGAATCAAATGTGCCTCGAAGATGAAAGGTTATCATAATATTGTCATTGTTTAAAAACAACCCAAATTGACTTAGATTAAAATCTAAATCACTTAGTGTATAAATTCCTCTAATGACATAAACATCAGGGTCGTAATGTCGATCACGATTTTCCATGAACAATACATCTTGTATTCCTAATACTCCTTGCTCACTAACATTAGCTGGTTTACTTGGAGAACTTTCACCCTCAAGTGGATTTACTACACCAAGATATTTGTGCAGATATACATCAGTGCCACCGACCTGAAATTGTTCATTAATGGCACGGTCTAAAAATCTAAAATCGTTGCCCTTTTCAGGACGGTATAGGGAAAGTCTTGGCATAGTATTATTTATCAGGTAAATATTGTTATTAAATTTTAGAGGTTTTAATGAAAGCATACTTTGATCATACATTAGAAGTTAATTTAAGCCATATTGCACAAATTAAATCAGTAAGACCGCAAGACCGTTTAATTTCTAAACTCTTACCAATAACAAGTGTAATTAGTTCTGATTATTCCGAACCCGGATTGTGGCCTATAGAAGTCAGTACTCATACCCATCAATGGGCTAATAAGTTAGATTATGTTCCTGAGTCTATTAATATTATTGATCATATTCCTTCCCATGTAATTACAGGCGTTAAAGAACAAAAACTAAGAATATTAATTCTATCAACTATAGAAGGAGATAGTTTTATTAACGAAGTTGCAGATTCATTTCAATCCTTAACAGACTCAATACATCAACTTGCTTTACCTAAATATAGTATTTTAATAGTTACTGGTAATCTTAACTGTAATCAAGAATATATAGATTGGTGTCAAACAAATAACCAAATTCCATGGATAGAGTTTCTTCAGGGATTAGAGTGGGGAGTTAATTGGGATAAGTTAAATACTCCAATTTTTAATAAAGATGCTGACTATTTGTTTAATAGTCTTAACCGGTCCCACCGGCCCCATAGAACTGATCATTTATACATGTTAGCAAAAAATAATATATTATCAACTGGTATAGTATCAGGCGGCACCTTTTTTAATCGAGAACAATATCATACTATGTTTCCCACACATGTTAATTGCCATGAAGTTACATATCGACTTTTATTACGAGAAAATTATCCTAAAATAGTCGATATAGAAGATATGACACTATCTAGTCTTGGCAATACCTTAAATTTTAATATTTTTTTAAATTCTTTACTTACTATTAGCACTGAAACATTCTTTAGTGAAAACGGATTATTTATCACAGAAAAATCACTTAGACCATTAGCAATCGGACATCCACTTATGGTGTTAGGACAGCCTGGATTAATGGCTAAATTACAAAGTTGGGGATTTGTGGTTGACTTTTTAGATATAGAATATGATAGCATCATAGATCCTTTTCAAAGATTTGATATATTTCATCAAACATTAATTAGTTGGATATATTCAGACAAATCAAAATATTTCAATAAATGGCAAGAAATGGTAACATATAATCAAAAAATTTATCAGGACTTAAAATCTAAAACAGACTATATAAATCAAGTTATCAATAGTACTGAACAATATTTTTTAGATAAATATCAGTATGACAGAGAATGAAAACGAACGCCAAAAAGTAATAGATTACTGCAAACTTATGCTAGGTGATGGTATGATCGATATAGAATTAGATCCTGCCCATTATAATATTGCTATTGATCGAGCATTAAACAAATTCCGCCAGCGTAGTAGTAATGCTGTAGAAGAAAGTTTTGGTTTTTTAACCATGGTCGAAGATCAAAACGATTATATATTACCGCAAGAAATTACTAATGTTCGACAAATTTACAGACGTAATATTGGCAGTAGAAGTGGTGGAGGTATGGGAGGTTCGATCACCGAACCGTTCAATCTTGCATATGCAAATACTTATCTGTTAGCAAGTTCAAACATGGGCGGTTTAGCCACATATTATGCATTTGCTAGTTACCAAAAACAAGTAGGTAAGATGTTTGGTAGTGATATTAATTTTACATTCAATAAAACTACCAAAAAACTAACATTATTCCAACGTCCCCGAGGTGAAGAAGAAATAATGCTATGGTTGTTTAACTATAGACCAGATTTTAATTTATTGCAAGACCCATTTGCTAATCAATGGTTAAAAGATTATTCATTAGCTACCGCTAAACTAATGTTAGGTGAAGCTCGTGAAAAATTTAATCAAATTGCTAGCCCAACCGGCGGTACTTCATTAAATGGCACAGCATTAAAAACTGAAGGTAAGGCTGAAATTGAAACACTAGAATTAGATCTAGTGAACTACAAAGATGGCGGGACCCCGCTTACATTCATTATAGGCTAATCACAATTTTATATACGATAAATTATAATATATTATAATATTATTGTATGAACATTGAAATTTTTTATCATTTATATATTCCTCCAGATGAGAGGCGAGCATTATCCACTTGGTGGATAGACGATCATGTTGCCCGATTGCGCTCTTCAGGGTTAGTTAATATTGCTAAAGTTAATATGTGCATTACTATGCCAATATATTTAGATTTTGGTAATTTTGGAAAAGATATAAAATCATATATTAATACTAGATATCCTTTTATCAACATTCTTGATATACGTGATACTTCAGAACCTAATAATATATATGAAGGACAAACTTTAAAATTCTTATATGATCGTTGTTTATTAGATGATAGTACTCTTGTATTGTATACTCATAGTAAAGGTATAGGACATTCCAGTATTACTAATAATTGCTGGCGCCAAATTTTAGATTACTATTCCGTTGACCGATGGAAAAAATGTGTTGATATATTAGAAAACAATAGTATTGATCTAGTAGGTGTTAAAGATATTTCTAAATTAACTGTCAGTGGTAATATTTGGTGGGCAACGTCCAGTTATATTAACACTTTGCCTGAACCCATTGATTCATCAAAATATACAGTTGAGCATAAATGGCCTGGTACTAGAGAATATAGATGGGCATTTGAAGATTGGATAAGTTTAAATAATCCCCAAACATATCATATGGCAAATACTAATGTTTATCACTATGATACGGCACGTTTTCTCGAAGATTTAATTGCAGAAGATAAAACCAATCTTTCTTAAATGGTAGAAAAATAGTTGATAATATAAAAAAAATATGTTATCATAGTAAAAATTAGGGTAATATAATGTCTAAAAATACAATAATTGGATTTGTGGGATTTATAGGTAGTGGAAAAGATACAGCCGCAGACTATTTGGTCAATACACACGAATTTAGGCGCGATAGTTTTGCTAACACACTAAAGGATGCTGTAGCAGCAGTATTTGGTTGGGATAGAATTCTGCTAGAAGGTCGAACTAAAGAAGCTCGCGAATGGCGTGAGCAAGTTGATCCATGGTGGGCAGAACGTTTAAACATGCCAACTCTTACCCCTCGTTGGATTTTACAACACTGGGGCACAGAAGTATGCAGACACGGATTTCATGATGATATATGGATTGCCAGTGTAGAAAATAAACTTCGAAACACAACCGATGATATTGTCATTAGTGATGTAAGATTTCCTAATGAGATAAAAGCAATTAAAAAACAAGGAGGCACAATTATATGTGTAGAACGCGGAGTTAACCCTCATTGGTATGATATTGCAATACAAGCAAATCGGGGAGTTAATTCGGCAATTAATTGGCTTAAAGAAAATAACATACATGCAAGTGAAACTGCTTGGGTTGGCGAAGATATCGATTATGTTGTACTTAATAATTCAACTATAGATATATTATGCCAGCAACTCAACGAGATATTATCGCCTAGTATAGAGTTGCCATTTTCCACACGAATTGCTCTTGATTTACTTTAAAAATCCGGAGTTAGGTCACCTTGCTTCCAGGGTAGTTTTAATTTATATAAAATGCATTGGCAATTAGCGCATACGGTTTTTAAATTTGCATATCTACAGTTAACAGGGTTACCGTCAACATAGAACACATTAAATTGTTCTAAGTATTTAGAAGTATAACCACACTTGTCACATGTGTTTTTCTTTTTGTAACCTGATTTACTCCACAATGGGATTCCTTCCTTACGTTGACTGGCGCAGTGGTCACACTTTGATCTATAAAAAGTTTTTCCTTCTTTATAATAGTTTATAGCAACTGGTCTTATTTTACATATTTTACATAAATTTCGCATAGTACGCCCTTTTTGATTCCCTTTTTCCTATTTATCAACCGGCAATTTTTTATCAAGTCTGCTAAATATATTGAGTAATCCATATAGGAGACAGTAGAATGGCAATATTGCAATCACCAGGCGTACAAGTAACCGTTATTGACGAGAGTTTTTATACACCGTCTGCACCAGGAACGGTGCCGTTAATATTTGTAGCATCAGCACAAGATAAAATTAATCCTAGCGGTACCGTTGCCCTTGGAACAACCGCCGCTAATGCAGGCAAAGTTTGGTTAATTACTAGCCAACGTGATCTAACAGATACATTTGGTACGCCAACGTTTTATACAGATCAGAGTAGTAATCCATTACATGGTAATGAATTAAACGAATACGGGCTTCAAGCAGCATATAGTTCGTTAGGTGTAAGTTCACGTGCTTATATAGTACGTGCAGATTTAAATTTAAAAAAACTTGTTCCAACAAGCGAAGCCCCAGAAGGAGCACCGGTAGGTGGAACCTATTGGGTTGATACCGCAGCTACGGTATATGGTGTTAAAGAATGGAATTCTTCTACAGTATCATTTAGTTCTAAAACTCCAATTGTGTTAGATGACACTTCTCCTGCCAATAGTTTTAATGGCAGTGCTCCTGCTGCGTCAATTGGTATACAAGGCGATTATTGCATAGTTGTTACTAATGCCAATAGTAACCAATTATACTACAAGCAATCAGCAACAGTATGGAGTATAGTACAAGACAATTTTGGTGCAAATTCTGACAAACTAGTTACTATAAGCCCACATTTTAGTTACCCTACGTATACAAATCTTACACCGACAGGTAGTGTTTGGATAATAACCACTACTCCAGCTGCTGGTGCAAATTGGAAAGTAAAATTATTTAATAGTGCAAGTCAATCATGGGTTAGTGTAACTGCACCCATATATGATAGCGTTAGGACTGCATCGTACACGCTTGATTCAACTGGTGGAAAAGCTATTCTTCCAGGTACACTGTTCATTGAACTAAATCCTAATCACACTTCACTAGATACAGCTAATTTTAAACTGTGGAGGAAAGCATCAGCTGGCGCAACTACTATTACGGGTTTATCAACCGCTACTATTGCTACTTCAGGAACTAATTATACGTTCAATATTAGAGAAAGTAATTTAACCAACGTATGGGGAACTACTAAAGCAGTTACAATTAATACTGCAAATACCAATACAACCTTGGGTTCGTTGATTCCCGCAGCTTTAGCAGCACAAGGGCTAGTATATATAAGTGCAACATGGGATGCAAATACTAACGTATTAACAATGACTCATTCTGCAGGCGGCCAAATTGAATTGTTTGATAATACAAATACTCCATTGGCGTTAATGGGATTTACTGCATATAATGTTTCGACATTAACTGGTACTGCAAATCTTTATACTGCACCAACGGGTGACTATTATACTGGGTCAACCGCATTTGCATTTATTGCAACAAATTGGAAACCTTTAGCATATGAAGCTTCTAGTATGGCACCATATACTACTCCTGCAGACGGTACGTTATGGTATAGCAGCGTAGTAGATGAAGTTGATATTTTATATCACAACGGTACTACATGGGTAGGATATAATACTAGTTTTACTACATGTGACCCTAATGGTCCTATTGTTAGTGCAACTATACCAGATGATGCAACAGGTCAAAGCGACGGTACCGCATTGGTAACAGGTGATATTTGGATTGACACCAGCGATATAGACATGTATGGTAGAAATATCTATGTTTATAATTCTACATTAGCTATTGGTAAACGCTGGGTTAAACAGGACACTACTGATCAATCGACACCTAGCGGATGGCTATTTGCTGATGCTCGTTGGAGCGGTGCTGGTAACAACGTCAATCCTGATTCTACACAAAAATTACTAATATCTAATTACTTAGATCCGGATGCTCCTGATCCTGCGCTATATCCAAAAGGTATGCGTTTATGGAATACTCGCCGTAGTGGTTTTAACATTAAGAAATATGTTCAAGGATATATTAATACTAATGCACAAAACGCAAGACAAAGTAATGCAGTAATGTCTGGATACTATACCGATCGTTGGGTTTCACAATATCCAACAGCAGCAGATGGCGGCCCACAATTTGGAAGATCAGCACAACGAGCACAAGTAGTTAATGCATTGAAAGAATTAATTGACACTAACAGTGCAATTCGTGATACAGATACGCTAGGGTTTAACTTAATTGCTTGCCCTGGATATCCAGAAGCTATTGCTAATATGGTAGCATTTAATACTGATCGAGGTATTACTGCTTTTGTATTAGGTGACACACCGTTTAGACTAGCACCAACTGGAACAGCATTGAGAGAATGGGGCCTAAATACTAATATGGCATTAGACAACGATGATGTTGGCGCAGTTTCGTATGATGAATACATGGCCATGTATTATCCAAGTGGATACACTACAGATAATACAGGTAATAAAATTGTTGTACCACCGAGCCATATGATGTTGCGTACTATCATTAACAGCGATGCAAAAAGCTACCCGTGGTTTGCTCCGGCAGGAACACGTCGCGGTGGAGTAGATAATGCTACATCAGTTGGTTATATTACTAATGAAGGCGAATTCAAAGCTACTGCACTACATCAAGCATTGCGCGATGTGTTGCAAGATCCTGCAGTTGCAATTAACCCAATTGCAACATTAACAGGAGTAGGAATTGTAGCCTACGGACAACGCACTCGTGCTAAGAATGCAAGTTCATTAGATAGGATTAATGTCGCAAGATTAGTTTGCTACTTACGTAAACAACTAGATGTTCTTGCAAGACCATATTTGTTTGAACCCAATGATGTACAAACACGTAGAGAAATCAAAGCAGCGGCTGAGAGTTTAATGCTTGAGTTAGTGGGACAACGCGGTTTGTATGATTTTGTAGTTGTCTGTGATACAACTAATAATACTCCTGCAAGGATTGATCGTAATGAGTTATATCTTGATATTGCCATTGAACCGGTCAAAGCTGTTGAATTTATATATATTCCACTAAGATTGAAAAATACTGGTGAAATTGCAGCAGGCAAATAATAGGTAAATAATAAAGAATAAGGAGCATTTATATGCCAATCGCAAGTTTAAGTAGATTTACAGTACCAATTTCAGGCAGTCAAGCAGCAGGCTCACAGGGCCTGTTGATGCCAAAATTAAAGTTTCGTTTTAGAGTTACTTTAGATAGCTTTGGTGTGGCAGGTACTCCGTCTACAGAGTTAACAAAACAGGTTATGAATGTTAGCCGTCCTGACATTTCATTTGATGAGATTAAACTTCCTGTATACAACAGTACAGTTAAAATTCTAGGTAAGCATAGTTTTCAAGATGCCAAGCTAACAGTGCGTGATGATGCATCTGGTATTGTTAGCCGCAAAGTTGGCGAGCAAATGCAGAAACAGTTTGACTTTTTTGAACAAAGTGGTGCAGCATCTGGTATTGATTATAAATTTAGAATGAGAGTTGAGATACTTGACGGTGGCAATGGTGCATTTGAACCAGTTACACTTGAAAGTTTTGAATTCTTGGGATGCTATATTAAACAAGCAGTGTATCAAGGCGGTGATTATGCCGATGCAACTAATCCAATGGATATTGCATTGACTATTACATATGATAACGCAATTCAATTAGAAGGACCCGGCGGCGCAGCTAGCGGAATTGGTCTAGACGTGGGTAGAGTTGTACGTCCATATGGCGCACAGGGGTTAAGTACAGGTTAATCTTTAACTTAACAATTAAAAAGCTCAGCCTAAAACCTGAGCTTTTTATTTGACTAAATATTACTATGGCAAATAAATTAAATCAATATCTGGGACGGACCGGACCGACCATTTTAAAAGACTACCAACATGCTAGTCGATTATACGTAGATAATAATTATGGCTATGCTCCTAAAGTTGGATTTTTATATTATATAGTTTTTAATATGAATCCGAACGCAATTCCGGACGGTGATTGGAAGGAAAAACATATACGCAACCTAGGATTACTGGTTAAAAAAATAGACCTTCCAAAATTTACAGTTATTAATGAAACATTAAATCAATATAATAGAAAAACAGTAGTATCAACCAAACTAACATATACTCCTGTTAATGTTGAATTTCATGATGATAACAATGATATAATCAATAAACTATGGATGAATTATTACGATTATTATTTTGCAGATGAAGCATCTGCAATAAATGGGGCCTTTGAAAATACAAAATATAGTGATGTAGATAATACATACGGAATATATAATGCAGGAGTTGGTATTCCGTTTTTTAATTCAATAGATATATATACATTACATCAACAAAATTATACGCAAATTACTTTAGTAAATCCTAAAATTTCAGAGTGGCAACATGATAACTTAAATCAAGCAGAAGGCAATAAAATTCAACAAAATAGAATGACCGTTGCTTATGAAAGCGTAATATATAACTACGGAACAATTCAAGATAACCCTGCATCTCAAGGATTTAGTGATATATTTTACGACAAGGATCCTAGTCCTCTCCAAATTGGAGGAAATTATCAAAACAGTTCAGCCTATGTCACAACTAATACGGGCCTCCGTCCGCCAAATGGTACGCAACGAGTATTTCCTAATGCAGTAAAACCGTATTCTCCATTTGATAAAAGAGAAAGGGCTCGCGCCTATGGAAAAATTGGCGGAAGTAATCAAAGTAGTAATGCATTACTAGATATTGTATCTATACTTGCTAAAAATTATGTTAATGTCAATGGCATCACTAGACAGAAAGCCGACACATATAATATTGCTAGCGGAGTATTAGGTTCAGTTACAAAAACTTCCCCGGGAAAATATGCGTCCCCACCAAATACAGAAAACCAAACAGGAATATTTACATTACCGGGCGGGGTTGGCATTAATATTTTTAAAGCATTTAACACAGGTGTTAATGGAACTATTAGAGCAAATCCAGCAGCACTTATATTTCCTCCTAGAAATTAAATATGAACCAAAATTATTCAAACCTACCAGTTGACAGTGTTAAAGAAAAGACTGTACAAGCATTTGATGCATACTATTCATTACCACTTGAAATAAATGCTTCAGTATTAGCAGCAATGAAGGGATATTTTACCCATAGATCGTTTGGTGAAGTAGCGGCTGAATCAATTGCTATTACTATTATTCGTCAAGCTAAATCCGACGGGTACAACCCTATGCAAATCTTAGATACATTAAAGGGCCTAGATGATGTTCAATTGTCAGGGTTAGTATCTGAAATTTTAAATTACAATAGATTTAAGACCAGTAATCTTGGATATGCACATACCGCAGACATAAATCCTGAAATCTCTAGAATTATACTTCCGCTATGAGTTTAAAATTTAGTCAGGGTGTATATAGTGTAAAAAACCCTGAAAAATATATAGGGCACGGATTGCCTAGATATAGAAGTTCTTGGGAATATACGTTTATGCTGTTCTGTGATAACAATCCATCAGTACAACAATGGGCTAGTGAAAGTATAAAAATTCCATATAGAGATCCATTAACTGGTAAATCTACTGTGTATGTTCCGGACTTCTTAATTTCTTATATTGACAAGACTATGAAAACTCATGTTGAAGTAATAGAAATAAAACCTGCTAATCAAACATTAAAAGAAAAAGTGGGTAAAAATCCATATAATCAAGCACAGTTTGTTAAAAATCAAGCTAAATGGGCCTCGGCGGCTAAATGGTGCAGTCAAAAAGGTATTAAGTTTAGAATCATTAACGAGGGAGATATTTTCCATAATCCTGGAAAACGGAATAAGTAAGATTATGACGAAAAAATTAGAAGATTTATTAAACATTGAATCTACAGAGGAAATAATTAATGCAGAATCTGTAGATGCTACTCCGGTCCCTACAATTAATTTACAGGACAAACTTGAAGAACTTGATAAAATTTCAGCAGCATTACCCCGAGTAGTCGGGTTAGGTGATATGGCTGATAGCGAATTAGATGCATTAGCCGCCAAGGCAGAAGCAGCCTACGATGATTTAATGGATTTAGGCATGAATGTAGAGGCAAGATACGGATCCCGTATGTTTGAAGTAGCAGCTCAAATGATGAATGCTGCTATTACTGCAAAAACTAACAAAATCGATAAGAAATTAAAAATGATCGATTTACAAATTAAAAAGTTAGCAATTGATAAAAAACATAATCCTAACGGGGATGGTGGAACCATTGATGGCGAAGGATATATAGTAACAGATCGAAATAGTATACTGCAAAAATTAAAAAATATGGATAAATAATACATTATGAAATCATTTAAACAACATCTAACCGAATCTGTAAAAAAGTACGATTTCCGTATTAAAATTGCTGGAGATTTTAGTGCTGATAAAGAAAATTCAATGAAGCAACTTTTAGGGCGATATACTATTGCTAATGAAGTGGTTAATTTGAAAAAGTCGATGACTCCTATTCAATCAGTACCTTTGGATTTTCCACAAGTAAAAAATTGCGAAGTTAGTATTTACGAAGTTACCTTAGATTACCCAACAACACAATATGAGTTAACTGAATATCTATCAGCTGAATTAGGTGTAAACAAACAAAATTTAGTAGTCCGTAGCCCTAATGAGCCTAGCGAAGAATATCAACATGTTGAAGCAAATCCTCGTACTGGTGCGTTATTAGATGATCCTACTTATGCCGAAGCCGGTAGTCCTCAATTTGAAGATTACTATGGTGACAAATATAATACAGGATTTGTTAAAGAACTAAATGATATTCTTAAACTACAAAGAAAAGAACGTGGCGAAGTAATCCCTACTGCTACTGAAGGTGTTGCTAAATTCAACACTGACACCGAAGCAAATACAACAAGCCTTTTAAAATTTAATGGCCCAGACATAAGAAGGAACAAATAATATGGAAATGATCGACGTAATGAAACGGTTAGCTGAACTAGATAGCCGCAGCCCTACTCTAAGAGAAAATCAACAAGTAGAAGAATGTGGTATTATGCCCGAAATGGGTATGATGGGCAGCATGTCTGAGCGTCCTCCAATGCCAGCTAGTATTAATATGACAGCAGGTAGCGGTGAAGAACTTAGCAACATGCTGGCTACTATCATGCAACTTGCTGGTGTTAAACAATATGGTCAAGAAGAACCAATGGGTAACGAGCCACCGGACGGCGAAGTTCTAGCACTAGAACCAGTTAATGAACCCGGTGATTCAACCACTGATATGCGGTCCATGATTGACAAATTAAATCCAATGAATACTGATGATCACGGCGACGACAGTCACGGTATGGGTGATGAAAGAGAAACCGACGAAGAAAGAATGTACAGTAATAGTGGAGATAACCCAACAAATGTTCCTCCTTCCTCTAAAGATGCAATGGTTGATAGCGGCATACAAAATCATGATCAGTCTGGACCTGCTGATGCTGGAGACAGAATGGACGGTAACATGCCGAAATCATTCTCTACAGAAGATAGACTAATGGCTGAATATAAAGAATTTGTTGAAGAATCTAAATTTAAAAATTTAGAAAAAACATTGAGCCATCAAAAAGGCGTCACTAACCCAGCTGGGCTAGCCGCTAAAATTGGTCGTGACAAATACGGTAAAAAAGAAATGGAAAGAAAAGCAGCCGCAGGTCGTAAGTGATCTTAAAGGTAATCCAAATAGCCTCTTCGGAGGCTATTTTTTTCATTAAATAACAGTATGGTAAACAAAACCCTTGATAACAAATTAGTCAAAACTGCTCATATTACACAAAAGTATACTGAGAAAGATATTGAAGATTTGTTAAAATGCACGGATAGTATTACCGGGCCTCACTACTTTCTTGACAATTTTTTCTTTATTCAACATCCTGTTAAAGGAAAACTAAAGTATGTGGCGTTTGAGTATCAACGTAGATTAATTGACAGTTATCATAATCATAGATTCAATGTAAATTTATTACCAAGACAGACAGGAAAGACAACTACCGCAGCAGGATATTTATTATGGTATGCAATGTTTGTACCTGATAGTACTATTCTTGTAGCGGCACACAAATACACAGGTGCTCAAGAAATTATGCAACGTGTTCGATATGCATACGAATTATGTGCCAATCATATTAGATGCGGAGTAACTAGCTATAATAAACAAAGTATAGAATTTGATAATGGTAGTCGTATAGTAGCACAGACTACCACACCGACAACAGGCCGTGGTATGTCATTATCACTGTTATACGCAGACGAGTTTGCATTTGTTGAGCCAAACATTGCCACTGAATTCTGGACCAGTATTTCGCCCACACTGGCAACTGGTGGTAAAGCTATTATCACCAGTACTCCTAATAGTGATGAAGACCAATTTGCACAAATTTGGAAAGAAGCTAATTATAGATTTGATGAATTTGGTAATGATACAGATGTAGGTAAAAATGGATTCTTTCCATTTAGAGCATTTTGGAGCGAGCATCCAGAGCGAGATGAAAAATGGGCAAACACCGAACGTAGTCGTATTGGGGAAGAACGCTTTAGGCGCGAGCATGATTGTGAATTCTTAATATTTGACGAAACATTGATTAACAGTATCACACTAGCTGCAATGACAGGAGATGAACCCAAAGTGTTAATGGGACAAACCCGTTGGTATAAGAAAATTGATCCAATGAATACATATCTAGTAGCATTAGATCCTAGCTTGGGCACAGGAGGTGATCCTGCTGCTATACAAATTATTGAAATTCCAAGCATGGAACAAGTTGCAGAATGGCAACATAATCTAACCACTGTACAGGGTCAAGTGAGAATTTTGCGAGATTTATGTAATTTTATCAACGACGAATGTGCAGCAAAAGGTGTACAATCCAGTATATACTATAGCGTTGAAAATAATTCAATAGGTGAAGCAGCATTAGTGTCTATTGAGGAAATTGGCGAAGAAAGCATCCCTGGATTATTTTTAAGTGAACCAATCAAAAAAGGACATGTTCGACGTTTCCGCAAAGGGTTTAACACTACTAACTCTAGCAAAATTAACGCATGTGCCAAACTAAAGCACATGGTAGAAAGCAATAGAATGCGTATACATTCTAAACCTTTAATTAGCGAACTCAAGACATTTATTGCAAAAGGCACTAGTTTTGAAGCAAAAGTAGGCGCACATGACGAT